TCTCACATCCATGCCAAGTGCATTAAGGGCTTCTTTTTCTCTCTTTAAGGCTCTGACAGAGCGCTCCATAGACCGCATTTTCTGTGTCATGGCATAGTAATCATATGTTTTTCCGTCTACGGTTACAGGGGCCGGTTCCGGGGACTCCTTAGGGAATTCAGAGACTCCCACAAACCAGGGATGATGGCTGTGCCTGCAGTTATAACCATTTAACCCCAAAGGATCATTTGCACAGGATCCATCCACGCTATAACCGGTAGCGTAATATAGGCTACTTATTTGGTCCTGTCCGATTCTTTGCGCCTCTGCACTATAATCGCGCCCCTCTTTAATAAAATACACTTTGCCTTGCCACTGTTCATGATTTGCATGGCCCGTTCCGGTATTACGCGCTCCCCAGTGTTTAGAGACATATACAAGATTCTCGCCTGACTGCTCTATATTCTTATCCATCACTTTTCCTGCCAACTGGTGGCATCCTGTCCGAAGTGCAACTCTCGCCGCTGTATCCAGCTGCATAGAATACCCAGACGAAAAATCAATAGACCGCAGTCCGCTATTTGCCAACTCGTGTACCATATCACGCAGGACCTTATCCCTAGAAAATGTACCGGAACAAACCTTGATCACTGCTTTGTCCAGTTCTTTCTTGTATAAACTCTCAACCGCCTCATATCCGCTCATGGTCTTGAACCCGGTGGTCCGTGTCATGTTTTTCAGTTCCCCTGATGTTTGTGCCGCAAATGCCTCCAAAAGCTGATGCAAGAACGAATTGTCTGTCAGTTCCTTTCCCGCATCCTTCCAAACAGAGAGATCATTTATCCATGACATAGTACCGGCATTAGACACGATCTCATCATTTGCCTTGTATGCTTCTGTTGTAATGCTATTGATGATGTCGCGTACCTCTCTCTTATATTCCAAGGTGTTCTTGGCCACGGCCTTGCGAAATTCCGGATCTGCATTTAAAATCTTCATTGCCTCACTGCGTATCTTCGCGGGGCTGTATCCCAGTTCACGCATAGACATGGCCTGCAATTCAGCTGTCCGGGAATATGTAAGTGTCTTTTTTATTCTCCTTGCAACATCAACTATAACCTCTTTCTCCAAATACTGAAAAAGAGGCTCAATAGCTTCCGATACAATTTCTAATTGCTGATCAGTTAATGACATAGATTCTCCTTAATCGGTTGTGTCGTCATCTGGATCCGGCTCTTTCTTCTGCTGAACCATTGCCCAGGCTTGTTCCTCGGAAATATTATACGCCTCCATCAAATACCATACAGTCAACTGCGGAATATCAAAAGACTGTGCATCATTCCGCTTACGTTCCAATTCAGTCTCTTTATCTGTGATATAAGAATCGTCAAACTCAATTAACAACGGCTCTGCCACATCGTAACTGGTACCGGAGAACTGGTTGCTGAACCACATAGCAGCATGAACAATATCCGTAATATAATCAGAAGCCTGTTTTCTCTGCTTGTTAAGCTCCTGCATAGAATCCTGCTTTGTACCAATGTACTCTGTTGCTGTAGTTATTCTGCCATTCTCGAAGGTGTATTTCTTGGTGCCGTAACCAAAGGACATGGACAGCAAAGACAATACCAATTCAAATGCCTTGGTTATCTGCTCAATGCGGATCTCTGGGGTATATTCCTGCACAAGAGTCTTTTCATCCGGTAGCTTTCCTCCATCTTGTCCAAGTAAAATGAATATTTCTTTCTGCTGTGGTGTCAGGTATGGTTTGCCGTCCTTGTCGTGTTGAATGCAAGCCAGTAATTCATTAAGGAATACCAGTTTATCCCCCTTCCCCAAATCACCATAAAGAAGGTTGTAGCACAGATCCACGGCCTTGAACATTGGAATAGAGTTGTATATCTTTGGAAGGCCATAACCTTCCATATCATCCAAGTTGTTCACTTCTGCATTGGATAAGATTGCGAATGGCTTGACATCACCCAACTGAATTGTGGATGATTCTTCACTGATTTCTTTTCCATGCTCATTAAACACAACTGTCTCTGCGCTATACAGAACTGTGTCACCGGCCTTGCTCTTTGTAAAGATCACCAGAGTGGTCTTTTCCTTGCCCTTAGCAATATTAGTAGCAGCAAAGGCGCATTCTGTTACCAATTCTTTCTCTACTGTCAAGGGAATGATGCAATCTGCATCCACATAGTTAATGCAGACTTTCCCTCCCTTAACAGATGTTTCACCGGCTCCATTCTGTATGTATGTAGCATCCTGCAGGTAAATGTAGGCTCCGGTTGTTCCATCTGCAGAAGTCTTTTCAAGCTGTTTGCGGTACTGGACATCAAACCGATTTCTTTCAAGTAGCTGGTTAATGAATTCCTGAGAACTACTCTCTTTCTCTGGTGCTACAGATACCACCTCACATAGATTTGCATCATCAGCGCAACATCTTTTTGCAAAGTTCATTCGGCTGAGTTCATATTCCACACCGTTCAAATTCTTTCTTTTGTGGAAATCATCGATAAGACGATTTGCATACCAATCATCACACAGCTTAATGATGCTCAATGCATTTCCATTTACTGTATATCCCTTCTTTTCTAAATACGCTTTTACACACTCTTTCATTGTATCCCCCTATCTGTCAAGGCCTATAAATTCTATGAAATCCAACAGGCAGTAGCAGAATGCATCCCACCAGTCATTACAGTTACCAATATTCTTATCTTCCGGAATATCCGGATGGTCCTCATCCCAACGGAGAGAGGCAATTGCTTTTCTCGTCTGAGTGCACCGCTTATTTATCTTTAATCTGCCTGAATTGAACAGCAGATCAATTATCTTTGGACGGTCTGCGATCTCATTCTTTCGACAACCTTTAATATTTCTGTAGGGCAATCCCGCTTCCCTTGCTGCAGCTCTCAGGCTGTTTATCATAGTCGTGCTGGCACTATCCGGGAATATCCAATCCACACGGCCATACCTCTCGATTGCCATACGGTAGAACTCGATAAACTTATCACATATTGCCTTTGCATCAATATCCTCTGTTACCGGTAGTCCATCCTCCTCCAATCCCCGAAAATATCTGTACCGGTTCAGATATCCCATCAAATAAAATGTTGTCTTGGAACCATTGCCGCCAAAGTCGATCCCCATTGTGATCTTGCTGAATGATACTTTAAGTTTTCCTTTATCATCAAAGATATATGAATCCTCAAACAAATATGGCTCGTCATTCTCTGCAAAGTATCGAAAGATAATGCCTGATGCCAGGACCCACAGTCCTCGAATGAAGCGATCATAGAATACGCCCTTGTACATCCTCTCGTATCGTTCAATGATATGTAGTGCCAGCGATGGATTGTCTCGCATTGTAAAATGAATACGGATCAGATTCTTCTCTGTCAGCTTGTCAATCCATTCTTTTTTTATGAAATGATCAGGCCCTTCCGGGTTACAGTTAAACCAGAACTTTGAACCATCCACAGAACAACGACCTGTTGCCTGATTGACAAAAGATTCCGGCATCAGTGCTACCTCATCAAAAAACACTCCGGCAAGAGTAATGCCCTGTATAAGGTCTTGGGATCCTTCATCTTTACCGCCGAACAGATAGAACTCATTTTCAACTTCTCCCAATCGGATTGTCATGGAATTTTCAGAGCGGTGTTCAATCACCTCATACCCTCTTGATTTCAACATCAATTTCAGTTGCTTAATCACATTACGGCGCAGGGATTGAATGGTTTTTCCACAAAGCGCAAAGTTTTCTCCGTTAAACATCTCCATTGCCCACATGACAAAGGATAAGGACATGACTGTGGTTTTGCCGGATCTGATCGACCCGTCACATATGATGCCATCTTTATCTGCATAAGGCGAACCCTCCACCCACCATGTCAGGACAAGCTTTTGTTTTAGCGAAAAGGGACTGAATTTAAACAATGCTTTACGTTTCAACAATCTCCCCCGCTTTCTCCATAACTTCCGGCAATTGCTCTTTTAAGGCATCCATGAAGTTATCTTTTTCATATTCTTCCTTGTTGCCGATATCAACAGTTCTTTTTGCCAACTCCTTTGCCGCATTAAGTCTGTCTTGTAATGAAGGCGGAAGATCAAAGGCATCTTTAATCTCTCCTTTCATAACAGCTGTAAAGAACTCCATTACCTCATCACCAGTGGCAATACGTTTCTGCTCTGTAGGGCGCACTCTTTCGGCTATATATGCCGCAATGTCAGCATTTGACAGCAATTTATTTGCACTTCTATTTGCACCTTTCTCACTATAGCCAGCTTTGATATAAGATTGAGTCGCATTCCCTGTCTCTATGTAATAATCAGCAAACGCTCTCTGCTTGTCGTTCATGCACTCACCGCCTTATGTATATCCACCATACAGAGCAACGCCTCCACCTGGGACGATGTCCTTATAATCTCAAACGTCTGGTCCTTCCATACCCCTAATCTCGGATAGTAATGATATACTTTTGTGGATAGTGAGATAATAGGTATGAATCTGTTCTGCTCTGCAGAATAAAACTGACTACGACTAATTATTATAGCAAGGCCCGTCTGTAATATTGCCTTCTGTAACTTCTTCATGGTATTGTTTATATTCACTATCTCACTTCCCTTCTGGCAAAATAAAAAGAGCCGGCGGCAGATTTCTCTGCTCATCGGCTCAAATGGCGCTGAATTGTATATCCTATTGGCAACATTATAACACCATGCATGATAATATGTCTATTACTTGATCTCAAAAAGTTCATCTCTCTCATTTTTCCTGAGCTCTTTTTCCCACTCGGCAAAATCACTTCCGTAATCTTTACCATACTGCTCCATTGCGCTTTCAAGAACTTTTATTTCCTCATTCAACAACCGCCTCGTTATATACTCTTCTTGCAATGCTTTGTCATTACAGTTTAATAAAATAATATTTACTTTGTGTATAATCTGGCTAATATCCATGTGAACACCTCCGCTCTTATGATTAAATAAAATATATCACATTCTTCTTTCATGTTTCAAGAAAAAGATATTGAGTACAAAATACCAACCGCCGAATATTGACGGTTGGTAAGTATTTATCCATTATCTAAAGTCCCAGCTTGCTTTCCACCCATGAAGTTTTGCCATATTTGCAAACTCTTCTTTTTGTGAAAAACGAATCTCTTCATCGTATTGCTCTATTCCAACATAGTAAGCATCTTCGTAATAGCTAATAGAGTAACCAGTTATTTTGTATCCTCCCGGATCTTTCCACAGTGGATCTTCAACTTCAATTCCAACCACCGGTACAATGTCACTTGTGTACTCTTTCGACACCCTGTGAATATCCGGCTCTCCTGCAATTTTTACAGGTTGTGATAAAATTATTTTCATTACAAATCCCCTTTCTATAGTAATACAGATATTATACCACTCATATTGTATACTAACAAACCACATCCATCGACAAATGTCGGGAAGAATCGACAATCATGCCCAACCGTCAATATTCAATTTTCAATGTACAAAAGATCCTTATTACTCTCCCTTCGGTATGTATGGTTCCGGAAGTTAACGAATTCAAGTTTCTGTGCCTTTTCATACTCCTCTTTTAATATTTTTATGGCTTTATCAATTCCTTGCATATCTGCTCCTTTCGGGGAAAGTATACTGATAGTGCCACCACATAAAATGTACTGATATGGCTATGGGAGCATAAAGCAATTCCATTCTCCTAGATATACTTATTGCCAAAGGAAATACAAACCACCCTTTTATATACTTAAATTGGTGTCTTTTCATATCTGCTCCTTTCACAAACTCCATATTTCTTCCTCATCTTCATCCTCAGTTTCATTTTCATAATAACCTCTTGAAATTATAAGAACTTTTTCCTCGTCTACTTTGAGCATTTTTGCAACGCCCTGTTTCTGTGCTTCTGTAAATTTTGTAAAATCTACCTTTGCTAATGCTGATGCTTTAAAATCAACATTTGTACTGACATATCCAATACTCCCCTTGCCACCATATGCTTCGGAATCGCGTACCTCAAAATAAAGACTTATTGTAATCATGATATCATTTGCTTCGTTCATGTTCTTCTCCTTTCATCTTTGCTCCGCAGTTTGGGCAGAAGTTATAATGATTTATGCTTGACCCATAATGCTGAAATCCACAAGCAGAACATTCATCGCCTACTATCTGCATTCTCCAATCTTCAAAACATTGTTTCCACTCCCCATGTACCACAGGAACAGCTTCTATAGTGGGCTGTGCACTTACAATTTTTATGCAGTCTCTGACTGTCCCTGTGACTATACCACCGATTGTATTCGGTTTACACGTATCCTCACAATGGAATTCCAGTGCATTTATCAACGCATTTCTACTTATCAGATCACTCATTCCGCTCTCCCTTCATCCTCTCAAGTGCCGCTTCGGCTTCTTCCTCAGTCAGAAACCACGTTTCTCCAAAATGCTGTTGGATATGCACTCTGCCTGTGCCGTAATCAAGATCCTTATCACATTCCACATACCATTCATTTCGTGTAAATGTAATACGCACTATTTTTTGATGGTAAATTCTGTTGTTTTCCTCATGCTCGTTTAAAATATTCAGTTTGTAATTTACTTTGCTTGGAATGAAATAAACATCATCCCCCACCTTGCACGGCAACACAAACAGCCGCCCCTGCTCCTCTGCATCCTCTAATTCGCCAAGTTTTCGGCATGCTTTGATATGGTCTACCGCCGATGCAGATTTCAGCCTGTATGCCAGTATCTCTCCTGTTTCCTTGTTTGTTATTTTCTCTGTTAAACGCTCCATGTCATTCCTCCCAATTCAATCTCTGTCCGCAATTTGCACAATATCTCATTAACCTGTCCAAAAAAATTGCACCACACTTGCATTTTCCATCAAAGAAACTGTAACTTTCCGGCTTATATGGTGTCTGTTTCTCCACTGCCGCCCGGCACTCTGCCACTTCGGCCTCAAGTTCTTCTATGTATTCATCCTTATGGTCGCAGTTCTGACAAATCAATGTGGAAGTATTGGCAAACACATTCTTGATTTTGGGATTTACTTCACTTGTGTGCCACCTTTTAAGCTCTTTCAACTTCTGCTGGATTTCTTCCACTGTGCCTATTGCCCGGTACTGCTGGATTTCTTCAAGGGCTTCTTTTGCCATATCCAGTGCCTCGCAACTTTCTTCATCCCCTTCTTCCGCTCGCCACATGGCTATTACCCAAACAATAGCAGCCGCTTCTATCTCGTTCATGTTCCCACCTCGCTATCCTGTGGCATTTGGAATACGGAACGGCTGTAAATATATTTTTCATTGTCAGAAAATACATCACATGTCACTGGTTCACAATATTTTTCTTGTATCATATCCAACACCTTTATGGCCTTTTCTTTGGTTGAATATTCCGCAATAGCATCTAACACTCCGGTATCAATGCATATTTCATGTTTTATTCCAACATCTTTTCCACGGTTGTACTCATGGCTTTCGTTATATAGCAATCCATTCAATGCGTTTAAATTATAAAGGCCCTCTTTGTTCTGGGTTCTTATTAACATCTCCTACTCCTTTCCTCCGTTGCGTACTATATCAACCGCTTTTTTGATCGCTCTGTCATAACAGCATCCTATTGATTCCGGGTAACTACAAATCTCTCCGTTTTTACAGAGACAAGATGTGTACTGATCATTTAACTTCTCCAAAACTTTCTCCGTGTCGTATGCGGCAGGCTGTTCTTTGATTACTTTTGCTACCGCCTCAACAGCTTTTCTGCCCGTCAATTCTTTGCAAAAAATTAAATCATTAAGTAATGCATCTCTGCTTATTAAATCTCCCTGCATAATAGTTCCATTTTCCTTTCCTAGCCTTTTCCTGCCCCTCTCCGCACACCCTTGCAGACTTATTAGGGTATGCGGAATTTATGGCTGTTTGGGGCTATTTCACGTTCTCGCGCATTATTGTATGATGCTTTGCCAGAGCAAATCCCAGTTCCCTGTTTGCCCCCGGCGATTTCTCCCAACCTTCGAGCATGTATATTGTATCGCACATGTCCAACAAACAATAGTCAACACACATATATTCATCGTATGTGGCATCCGCCGGCATAATCATGTCCACCAGTGCTGGGTTTATAACTGTGTATCCCTGACTCTCCAGATGCTCCTGCGCCTTCGCAAATCTTTCTTGATAATCTTCTGTCCCTGTAATTGGACCGCTGATATAAACTCTCATTCTTCTTTCCTCCCCGGTAAATGTAAATTTCGTCTTGCAGATTTACTCCAGTCCGTTTCAAGCCTACCGCTTTCAATAAGCTTTTGTACATGATTGTACACAGTCGCTGTATGTAGCCCGGACGCCTCGCTTACTTCTTTCAACGTTGGTGCATAGCCGTTGTATTGTATGAAAAACTTAATGTAGTCAAATAACATTTCTCTCGTTTGCTCTGCTATTATTGTTTGAGGTCGTTTTGCTCTCATTGCTTCAGCCCCTTTCCAATTTGGACTATATCGTGATCGTTTCATGGCATCACCTTCTTACGCAAACTTAAGCTGTCCGCTCTGCTCTTCTAAATTTTCGATTGTCTTCTGAGATAATCCATATAACCCATTGACATTTCTAAAACGTATATAGACACTGCATTTGTGATGCGGTCTTTCTGCTCTTTTGATAAATTAGCTTGCATACGTTCACAAATATCATTAACCACATCTCCAATTTGGCCATATTGTGCTTTCCCTTGTGAATTTATCCAACTTGTCAAATCCATTACATCTCTTTTAACTATTTGAGAACTCAGGTAATCGGTTAATTCCATTTGCCCTTCGCATTCATAATTATCTAATTTACTCATGGCAGTACCTCCGGGTAATCAGTAATAGACATCTGCTCATCTTTTTCAAAGTTCAGCATTTCTTCCTTTGCTCTTTTATAAAACGTCCTGTCTATTTCAAACCCATAGGCACTTCTGCCAAGTTCCATAGCCGCCCTTAAGGAAGATCCGCTACCACAACAAGGATCTATAACCACATCTCCCGGATCAGTAAATATCTCTATCAATTTTTTAATAACTTTAACCGGCTTTTGCGCGGGATGAATTTTAGGGATCTCTTTTCCGTCCTTGTTCCATTCAAACCAGTTAAATATCATCTTCCCGGTTCCTCGTATATTCTTCCCATCACCATCCACTTGAACACCATTTCTAAACTTAGGTAATCTCTCCCGGTACATCACAAGCGCATATTCTGTTGCACCGACCACTCTCATATTGGCTTTAAGAACCTGCGGGCTGTAATTCTTGACAAATACAAGCTGTATGTAATTTACAAAACCATGTTTCTTTCCTGCATCGATCAGTGTAGGTAGTTGTTCAAAACTACAAAAGACTATCATGCAAGGGCTGTCAGAACTTCTTCCTTTCGGAGCGGTTTTCTTATCTTCCTTCTTCAGCATTTTGGAGCAAAAATGAAAATACTCATAGAGATTAAAATTAAAATCTGAGTTAAATGCCGCCTTTCCTGCAAGCTTGCTCTCTCCGTTGCTGTTATCCCCGCCGTTATACCACATAGGATTGCTACCATAGAAGTTCTTGCCTACGTTATATGGAACATCCGCAATAATCAGCTGCGCTGGTGGTATTGCGTACTTTTTGTAGTTTTGCATTGAGTCTCTATATATTTCGCATTTTATTCTTTTCTTTCTTTTTTCCATTTCCATCCAGGAGCAAAGACGTCTTTCGTGCTGGCCAGCAAATCTCCATGCTCCTTTCCTGTTTTATTCCGTTTTCAAAAGTTTCTTCGCGTACAGATCCATAGAATGACATAGCTTAATACAATTACCGTGTAGCGCATGATTCTTCCATGCATTGTACCGCTCATAAAATTTCTTTTCGGTCATTTTTCCTGATCGAACTGCACGCGCCCATCTTGCAATCTTTTTCTTCATCCTGCGCTTGTTTTCCCCTTTAAGCTTTCGGATGTATTTTCCGTCATCAGTGATATAATGATGGAATCCCAGAAAGCTTATTCCGCATTTAAAAGGTGTGATCTGTGTCTTTCCGTTTAATTCTAAATGCAGACCATCTGCCATTTCCCGGATGTGCTCCAGACACCACTTTAAATAATCCTTATCATGATGAATTAAGTAAAAATCATCCATATATCTTCCGTAGCACTTTATTCCTAGTTCTCCCGTTATCATATGATCCATGCCGTTTAGCATTAACAGCGCATACACCTGTGCTACCTGATTTCCAAGAGGCAGTCCCGGTCCTTCTGTACTGTCAATAAACAAATGATTCAGCCAGGATATGTACGGATCACCAAAGTGGTAATCTACAACATCCTTTAAAATCTCATGATCGATCCTGTAGAAAAACTTGGTGATGTCACATTT